CTTGCAGAAACAGTCAGGCAACTAGAGCAAAGTGACGGTACTGCTTTAGGTCTACTTAACGCTAGACGTAACATAGACAACTGGATTACGTCAAGTCGTGGTAATGCTTTTGACAGTGAGTTTGAGAACGCTATCACAGCAGGACGCAGGGTGGTGGCTGAGACACTCAATACTATTGTTTCTGAAGCAGTGCCTAGAGCCAACGTAGATCAGCTTCTTAGAAAACAAATGCTGATGTACCAAGCTAGTGGAGTCATTGAGCAGAAAGCACTTGCAGAGGCAAACACAAGGATTGGCAGGGCCATGCAGCGCGTGGAAGGAGTTACTGGTGCTAAGTTTCCTGTGACACCCCTAGCAATGACAGCTACTGCTGGTGCAGGAGCCGCTACAATGGCTTCTGGTCTATCTCCTTATATAGGAATGGGAATGGTTTTAACAGCCTCTGGATACGGCCTAACTAAATTAGCTATGTCACCCACCACTAGAAAAGCACTAGGACAGCTTCTAGTGGGCATAGGTAAAGCAGAGAAAGCAGCCAAAGGTAACGCACAGCTTCTAGCTGACTTAAAATTAGACAGGGCTGTAATATCTGCTCTGTTGACTGATTTAAGACCTGCGCCAGAGGAAGAAAAATAGGGGCCGTTAAGCCCCCTAGTCTTCTCTAGCCTACACTAGCAAACCTAACCTTACCAACGTCACCCCGTAGTCCAGCCTTCATGTAGGTAGTCGCACGGCCCTCAAAGAAGTTCTGATGCTCTACACCTAACACATCGTCCAGCCAGTTTAGTGGGTTGTCTTTAACCCCATAATTAGTCTTCAGCCCCAACTGTAGCAGCCTGCGATCAGCAATGTACCTGATGTACTGTTGCATCTCCTGCTTAGTCAAGCCCGTGATGTCTCCTTGCTCAAACACCAGGTCCAAGAACCTATCCTCTAGGTCAACCATCTCACGACACGCCTGATATATCTCCTTCTTCAAGTCATCAGTCCACAAGTCAATGTTCTCTTTGATAAACTCCCTGAACAGCTTGGTCATTGCCTCTACGTGCATAGATTCATCACGTATGCTGTAGGTGATAATTTGTCCCATGCCCTTCATCTTGCCAAACCTGGGGAAGTTCAGCAGGATGATAAAGCTAGAGAACAACTGTAACCCTTCAGTAAATCCTGAGTATATCGCCAGTGCCTTAGCAATGGACTTCTTGTCGCCCTTAGTGACCTTCACAGCGTTTATGTATTCATGCTTGTCCGCCATAGCCTCATACTCTGCAAACGCCTTATACTCCACCTCCGGCATCCCTACGGTGTCCAATAGCAGGCTGTAGGCGTGTTGGTGTATTGACTCCATGTTGGCGAAGGAGGACATCATCATACGGGCCTCTGGCTTCTTAAAGATACGCATATAACGATCTACATACCCAGCTCCTACGTCTACATCAGACTGTGTGAACAGACGGAATATCTGAGTCAATAGATTCTTTTCCTCATCAGTCATTGTCTGCCAGTCTTTCACATCATTGTGCAGAGGCACATCCTCTGGGAACCAGTGCATCTGATTCTGTTGTGAGTAATAGTCAAACATCCAAGGATGGTCAAAGGGCTTATAGTAGTCTCTAGTGTCTAATAAACTCATTCTTCATAACACCCATTAACTAAAGAAGTTTTGAACATCTCTAGCATATACAGCAGCTCTTTCACGTTCAAAGTGTCGCTGCCCCTGCCTACCAGAAAACCCTCTTCTTTCTCCCACCCCAAAACAAATACATCAGAATACTTTCCTTCACACTCTTTTAATATTTCATCTGGAGTAGCAGACCCTCCCCAGTGAGCATGGACACCTCCCCCAGGAAACATATTTATAATTTTACTCATGTGTTTTATTTAATCCTCTAGTCCGTAGTATTTTTGTAAGACGTTTAGTTTTTCTTCAGAATCTGCTATTTTACTTAAAATACCGTCCATAGTTTCAAACAGATTACTATGATCTCCGATTCCAACAGGGTTTTCTAAGTACACATTAAACTCTTCTTTTTTTATCTCTATGAGAGACGAATAGTATTTTCTCATAGCTTTTAATTTAGGGTCCACCATTCTATCTTACTCCTACTGTACATTCGCAGATATAAACTGCTCCGTAGTATCTGCACATTTTAATCTCATGTTTTTTACAGTGAACCTCATCTGGTCCCATTTTTCTCCAGCGGCTCCCGTCGCCTGATGTAGTGCTACACGCTGTAAACAGTAACAAAGATAGTGCTAGTAATATTTTCATGCTTCTTTCTCCAAGTCCCATTGGCAAATGTTTTTGTTTTTGCCTCTTTTTTTAATTACAGAAAGCAGATTATAGTCTTCTTTCCATCTAGTTATCCACAATGCGTTATTTTTCTCTGCCTCTTTGAAGGTAGCATAGGTCATAAACATTGCAAATATTATCAATACGTGTCCGAATATGAGAGGAATTAGTCCCGCCCATCCTGCTATTAACGCACAAAAAGAAGCAGTCCATACGATAGATAGTGCAGTCATCAAATACATCTGCATACTCACATCGCCAATAAACCTAAATGGATTATATTTAAGGTTCATAAATGCTTCCCATGTGTAGTAGAACCACACCATAAACGCTTTTATTTTATCCTTCACAGCTTAGACACTCCTCTTCTAGGTTAATTCTTGGGATTTTAATGTTAACATTCTCTGTATTTCTAGCTGCTGTAGTTCGCAAGTAATACATAGATTTGAGTTTGTTAGCTCCTGTCCAATGAACATGATTAACATATTCCAAATACTCATCATGTACCTCCTGTGGCGCAGTAGCTGGTGGCGGCTCAAAGAACAAGTTTACGGACTGTGCTTGGCAAACGTACTTCTGTCTTTGAGCAGCGTGTTCAATGACCCAAATTTGATTTATTTCAGGGGCGGTCTTGAAGGTATCCCGTTCTTCCTCAGATAGTCCAGGTAAATCTTTAACAGAGCCTTCATTAGCCGCGATACTCTTCCAGGTTTTTTCTGTGTTAATTCCTTTTGACTCAAGTATTTTCTCCAAATATTTGTTTTTTATTTTATACGATCCTGTGAGCGTTTTGTGTGTAACTACGTTAGCCCTCGTTGGCTCAATTGAAGGAGACGTTCCACCGCATATAATACTACTAGAGGCATTAGGAGCGATAGCAAGCAGATGAGAATTACGAAGATTCCTGCCAGCCATATCAGGTGCTTCGCCGCGCTCAAATGCAAGAACTTTAGAAGATGATTCGGCCCTGTCTTTAATGTTCTTGAATGCTCTATTATTGAAACTGGCGGCGTACATACCCTCAAAAGGTATTCCATTGCGTTGTAGGTAACTATGAAAGCCCATCGCTCCAAGGCCAATTGCCCGTTCTCTATATGCACTATAAGCGGCTTTTGTAAAGCCTGTTTTATCTTCTCTAACATAATCTCTAAACTCCGTCATTTTCATATCGGGGAGTAAACATAAACCGCCTGTAGCGTTATCAATGAAGTGTTCAATGATATTATCTAGCATAGTCACTAGATCACTGATGAAGAACTCATCGTCTTTCCATTCATCAAAGTATTCTAAATTAACACTAGACAAGCAACAGACTGCTGTGCGCTCCTCGCTAGTCGGTAAAGTAATCTCAGAGCATAAATTACTCTGGCGTACCTCTAACCCTATGTCCTTCTGTGACTGTGGTAGGGCTTCATTACAGCGGTCCAGGTTGACAATGTATGGTTCCCCTGTTTCTGCCCTAGTGTGTATTAGCTGCCACCACAAGTCCCTTGCCGATACAGTCTTGATAGCTTGTTTAGATTTAGGGTCAATCAGCCTCCACTGATCGTTGTTCTTAACGGCCCTGAGAAAAGTGTCAGTAATAGTGACGCCGTTATGTAGATTAAGACACTTTCTATTAAGGTCGCCTCCAGTAGTTTTCCGCATGGCAATAAATTCTTCAACTTCTGGGTGGCTAATGTCCATATAAGCCGCATAAGACCCTCTTCTAGTTATTCCCTGGTTGAACGCCAGCATCTGACTGTCAACTACGTGCATGAAAGGTATGCTACCAGTAGACTGACTACCGTTAGAAGTTGAAACACCATTACTTCTAACAGCACCCCAATATCCACCCAAGCCTCCACCTCCACTAGCCAGCCAAATGTTTTCGTCGTAGTGATCAGAAAGACCGCGCCTTGAATCAGGAACATAATTGAGAAAACAGCTAATAGGTAAACCACGAGTGGTTCCCCCGTTGCTAAGTATAGGAGTGCTAAAGCCGAACCAGCTCTTGCTTGCGTAGTCGTAAAGTCGCTGTGCAAGATTGTAATCAGTATGCCCTTGAAATGTAGCACCATAGACTGAAGCTCTAGCAAAAGCCTCTTGAGCATACTCTTCTTCCCCCCATAAATACCTGTCTTTTATTGTTTCTCTTGAAAACACAGACAGGTCTTTTTCCCTATCGTAGTCTATAGTTATACCTAAATATTCCTGCTCCCCTTTTTTAGTCAAGGACACTAGGATTCTCCATTATAAAATCAAGTTTTCTATTTTCGTACCACTGTGCCTTGCGTAAATCCTGAACAGGATGGCCTTTGTATCGCATTCTCCACCGATACTTTAGAGAGTTGCCTCTCAGATAGCCCAGGTATTCTTCAGGAGTCAGCATAGCCTCAATAGCATCAATACACTCAATCTTGCCGTTGTTATAATGAGCAGGGCGTTCAATAGAGTCGTCAGCTCTTTTCTTGTCAGAGTTTAATGCGTCCCATTCTTGCTCAGTCACATCGTCAATAGTTTTCATCTTCGTCTTCTCCTAATTCTTGGTATTCTAAGTCGTCTTCAAAATCGTCTAGTCTTTTTACAAACTTATCCTCAAACCTGTTTAATAGCTCTACTGACGATATGTCAAGTTTCTCAATCAAATCTTCAACGTCATACCTGTTTAAGACTTTCTCTATAATTTCATCCATTGTTAGTGACATGATCTATATACTCTTCCAATGTATAAAACTTGAAACCTTCTTTTTCGCACCACTCTCCCATGTTCATCTTAGCCCCTTTACGTATCCTTTTACTCGGATCGGATAAAACAAAGATAAGATTGTTATCAATGCTGTCTCTTATTGATGTATATTTCATAGTATCTCCTGTTCTAAAAAAACCTTTGCACTCAATAAAATCTCCCGTCTTTTTATCTACAAAATCTGGCTTGTAGTTTCTGTGCATAATGTATGGTACGCTGTACGGTTCATACAAAAACCTTCTCTTGGGAGTATTTTGAGCAAACGCTTTTTCTAGTCCAGACCTATAGACTGTCCGTAATTTCTTGGACTTTAGGCTCATTTACCACCTCCGTTAAAAACCTTGGTCCTGTTGAATACAAAAAAGTACGCAGCTCTGGATAACATGAATGCTTGAAATGACAATAAGAACACTTTACGGGCAAGCGCATATTTCCACTTTTGCCATCCTCCAGAGGCTCCGCGCACACTGGCGGTAGTTTTTCTTTCTTGACAAGAGTTTTTACGTGGCGTACCCTCTGTGCAATGTCACCTTTGATGGCGCTGTATACAGGGGCTTCTGTGTCCTCT